CGCGATGATGGTGTCGCTGCCGCTGCCGCCCTTGATGTCGAACTTGTCGCTCAGTGCTACACCCACGGTGACGTCGCCAGTGGCAGCCGAAGCGTCGATCGTGAGCTTGCTGGCGGCGGTGTCGAATCCCGTGACACTGGAGAGCGTGGTCGCACCGGCGCCGGCGATTTCGAGCTTGGTCATCTTGCTGTTGGCAGCATCGAGTGTGCTCACACTGCTCGTGCCTGTGCCGGTGACTTTGACGGTCTCAAAGTTGCCATTGACGGTAACTGTATCCACCTTGGCGCCATCGACAGCCAGCGCAGCGACATCGCTCGTACCGCTGTCTTCGCCAGTTTTGTAGGTGAGATCAACGTCGAGGTCGCTATCGGCCGACTTGATGGTGACGTTTTGCGACTTGGCAAGGCCGGTGAACGCCACTTTGTCATTGCTGCTTGCCGTCGCCGAGACGATGGTGAAGTTCTTCGCGCCCGTCAGCGTCGAGGCGTCGACGGTGAGGGTATGGGGGCTGCCAGTGCTGTCGTCGGCAAAGGTGATGTTGAAGTTTTCGATGCCGCTGGTCGCCCGGCCAGCGGTCGACAGGTTACTACCCACCACCGCAGTGAGGTTAAGCGTGCTGCCGGCGGTGCCGCCGCTGATCTGGTCGGCCACTTGCCAGGTGACGTCACTGTTTGTTGAGGAGATCACGGCGTTGACCGTGCCGCTGCCCACGTTGGTGAAGCTGTCCAGCTTGTCAGTGAGCGTAACAGCGCGGCACTCACCATCTTCTCGATATATCAATGAGTTACACGCATTTTGAAGCTCGCTGCGGCTCGACTTCCGACCAGTTTCATACCACGAAAGGCATATTTTCACTCCTAACGGATATTTCCTTCGCCTTTTCAAAGACTTAGGCGCATTCCATATCTATATAGGCGCAATTTGAATCCAATCCGACCTACCAACTTCCTACCAACCGAGGCCATCGAGAGCAAAGGCCACCCAATGCGTCTCATCAGGTGGCCTTTGTGCCTCTTGGGTGGCTCGGGATGCCGCGCTCATCGGGGCGGTTGAGGCGGGTTTTGTGCCTTGAGCATGACGCCAATGGCACCGTCATCGCGCGTGACGAATTCGATGCCGGCCTGGGTCAGGGCCTTGACCACTTTGTTGAGGGTCGAGGCGCGACTGTCGGCCAGCGCCCTTTCCATGCGCAGCAGGGCCGACATCGAGACGCCCGAGGCGTCGAGTAGCTCTTCCCGGCTCCAGCCGAGCAGCGCGCGCGCGGCGCGGATTTGTCTGCCGTCAATCACGGTCGGCTCCTTCTCTTGGCTCGCTTCAGATTGGATTATTTACGCCTCTTTGGATGTTTTTTGTATCCATTCGACCGCATTGTATCGTATCATGGCCTCGTCATTCAGAGGAGGTTGACGATGCCTGCACAAGCGTTGACGACGGCGTTTTTGGCTTCGCTGCCCGGTCGTGAGCCCGCCAGCGGGGCGGTGTCTTACTTCGACACCGAGATCAAGGGCTTTTTGTTGGAGCATCGCGCCAGTGGCGGGGCGACGTTTTACTTTCGCTACCGCGATGCGGCGGGCAAGGTGCGGCTGAACCGGATTGGCCGGGTCGATGAGATTTCGTTGTCGGACGCCCGGGCCAAGGCGCACAAAATGAGGCAGATGGTCGCCGAGGGGGGCGACCCGAAGGTGGAGAGCCATCGCTTCACGGATGTGCCGACCTTTGCTGAGTTCGTCACGGAGCGCTATCTGCCCTACGCCAAGACGAGAAAGCGCAGCTGGCAAACGGATGAGACGATGCTGCGCCACCACCTGCTGCCCGTATTCGGCTCGTATCGGATGAACCGCATCACGCGCTCGGATGTGGTGGCCTTCCACCACGCGGTGTTCGAGAAGGGCTACGCGGCTGGCACCTGCAACCGGATGATCGTGCTGATGAAGTTCATCTACAACTGCGCGATCCGCTGGGATGTCCTGCCGCCCAAGAGCAATCCTTGCGATGGCGTGGAGCCGTTTGAGGATCACGGCGCCAGAGAGCGTTACTTGACCCCCGAGGAGGTGCAGCGGCTGTTTGATGAGCTCGATGCCAACCGCAATGTGCAGGTGGGCCAGGTGATCCGGCTGCTGCTCTACACCGGGGCGAGAAAGCGCGAGATTTTGGATGCCCGGTGGGATGAGATCGATTTCAACCGCCGGCTGCTGACGGTGCCGGCGGCGCGGTCGAAGTCGAAGAAGCCGCGCCACATCCCGCTGTCGGATGCGGCCATCGCGTTGTTGCAGTCGCTGCCGCGCCGCGACGATATCCCGTATGTGTTCTTCAATCCGAAGACGAAGAAGCCGCCGGTGTCGATCTTCTACGCTTGGGACTCGATCAGGAAGAAGGTGGGCCTGAGCGATGTGCGACTGCACGACCTGCGCCACAGTTACGCGAGTTTCCTGGTCAACGCCGGGCGGTCGCTGTACGAGGTGCAAAAGCTCCTGGGCCACCACGATCCGAAGGTGACGATGCGCTACGCGCACCTGTCGCCGCAGGCGATGTTGGAGGCGGCCAATGTGGTGGGGAATGTGATCTACAGTGCCAGAGCGGGTCGGGCTGCGGCGGCGGCGAATCAAGGACGGGTCGGCACGGCGACGGCAATGGCGTGATCAACGCAAGGCGTTGAGACTGCTTTCAGCTTTGGCCCAGGGCAAGCGACGCTTGCCCTCTTTCATTTTGTGCAAGGCCTTGAGCGCATCGTCCACAGTCAGCAGCTGGTTTTCGACCATGGTGCGCAGCAGACCGATGGTGCCCATCACGACGACCTGCTCCTTTTCAGCAACAATCCGAAGGTTGGCATCGCCCGTCAGAAGCGTGCAGGACTCTTGTTTCGCCAACGCCAGCGCCAAGTAGTCATTATGGCTGGGCTTGGCGCCATTATTGGCGGGCAGTGCGCTGTTGTACCGACCAGGTAAGCTCGCAGCGTATTTGACGAAGTCGCCACGGACCTCCATGATCTGCAGGCCCAGCTGCTCAAGGCCCGGCCTGCCCTCTTCAATCTCTTCGTAGTACAGCAGATCAGGGATACCGATCTGCATGGGAAGCCGGAACAGTATCTCCAACAACCCACCGGCCTCCATGTCGATCAAGACATTGGCATCACTGATGAGCAACCGCATCCGATGACTCCAGCTGGCGCTCTTTATAGAAACGCATCATCGGAATGCCCAAGAGTTCTGCAGCCTTGCCTTCAGAGATGTATTGCTCGGCCAAGGCGCGGTAAACCCACTGCTCGAACAGACGCGGATGCTCTTGTGGCAACGGAGCGCCCGGCTCGTTCTTGCGCCAGCCCTTGGCAGAAAAACGCTTGAGCATCGACAGGTAGATGGACTCGCTGATCACGCCACACTGCTTGGCCCGCTGCAGCCATCCCGCCATCGACAGCCCAAACTCGTGCTTGAGCGCGTAGAGCTCTTGCCACTCCAGCGCGTGGCGCTGCTGCCCCAATAAGTGAAGCACTGCGACGCGCGGGGCCAGGAAAGCACCGGCAAAACGGTCACACGCTTTCTCTTCATCTAAACCCTCGGCCAGCCGCCCCTTCAGGAGCAAGTGCCCCAGCTCGTGCGCCAAAGTGAACCGCTGCCGGTCCCCTGGCCAGCGTTTGGAGACGGCCACCACGGGATATTCTCGACCATCATTGGTACGAGCCCTGGCGGTCAATCCCGAGAACTTCGGGTTATCTTCGTCGACCGCGATGACCAGCAAGCCGGCCGCTTCGAGGGTGTCGGTGAGATCAGCGATGGGGTTCATGCCCAGTTGCCAGGCATTGCGCACCCGGTCCGAGAAGTCCTCGATCTCATCGAGCGACTCGACGCGCTCTGGCAAACCATCAGGCGGCGCAAACGCCAGCAGCGGCGACTCGGGAAAGGCGCCGAGCAACTCGATGCGCTTTTCCACCAACTCCACCACCTTGAGCTTGAGTGCATCCTGCGCCGTCTTGCCAAAGGAGGAGAGCTTGCGGAACTCCGGTTGGAGCAGCTCTATTCTGTGCGCGCGAAAAAAATATTCGGTGCGGATGCCGCACGCACGCGCCAGCTTGAGCAGCTGCGACGAGGATGGCGTCAGCAGGCCCTTCTCGTACTTCTGGATGGCGGTGTGCGACACGCCGACCTTTTTGCCCAGAGCAGCCAGCGTCAGACCAGCCATCAGTCTAGCTTGACGAATGCGATCTGCAATCATGACGCCCTTGTGGCTTAGGTTTAAAGTACGGCCTATTGTAGCGGATTTATAAACTCGACGGAAGCCACAACGCCCGCCCCCACCGCCCACGACGAGACAGTGAGGCTTGGGGATCGAAGCCTGAAGCAGTCGCGTGCGGCACCCGCCTCTTGGCTCACGTGTTGCGCAGGAAGGCACACTCAGCCTCTCTGCGCGCCACCAGCCCCGGCAGCACTCTCCCGCCGCCGTAGACCCAGCGCCGCAGCTCGTGCGCGGCGGCTTGCCAGTCGCGCTGGTTGATCCGCCGCCGCAGGGTTGATGTCTGCAGCCGCCCCGCGCCGAGGTTGAAGGTGAAGTCCACGATGGCCGCGAGCCGCCCTTCCGGCTCGGTCGCCAGCACAGGGCAGTAGCGCAGCGTGGCGGCGAGCGCCACCTTCAGATCCTGGGCGAGGTAGGCCTCGGCCTCTGCTTCGGTGATCGGCGGGTGTTTGGGGTCGCAGAGATGTCCGTAGCCGATCGTCCAGTAGCCGGCCGGACAGATGTAGGGATGCGCGCGACCGGGGTCGTGCTTGGGCACGCGATGGAAGCCTTCGAAGCGCTTGGCCAGATCGATGGCCGCCTGGGGTACCGCGATCATGGCCGCACTCGGTCGAATACCCGCCCCAGGAACCAGAAGTTGAGCACCCCGGCCCACAGGGCTTGGTCAGCTTCAGTCCACGCGGCCTGGATGGCGGCGATCCAGTCTGCTCCGGCCTGGATAGCGCCCACAAAGGCAGCGGTCTTGGCCGCGCAATAAAGCGCCATGAACCAGTAGGTGATGACAGGGCGCACGCTGCTGGACAGCGCATCGGCCCACTTCACGCCCGAGGTTCGGCCCTGCGCCGCCACCGCCTCGCGCAAGGTCTCGAGGGCCCCCACGTTCCAGGCGGCATCGGCCCCGGCGCCGATCTCGGCCATGCGGCTTGCCCCGCGCAGCTTCTCGAACTCCAAGGCCTTGTCCTGCATGGCGAGCTCGTGAGCACGCTCGCCCTTGCGGTCGAGCCACTTGAGGATTTCGGGCGCGAGCCGGAAAGCGCCGCCCAGCAATCCGCCCAACAGGGTTTCGATCATGAGCCGCCTCCTGTCAGTTTGAGCTTGACTGCAATGCCGACCAGCAGCGCAGCCAGGATGCTAGTCGTGGTGACTTTGACGATGGTCTGCCAGGCGGCGCGGCGCGCCTCGCGCCAAGCGGCCAGCAGGTCGCGCAGCTCGCGGATGTCGCGCGCGGCGTGGCCGTTTTCAATGCCGAGGCGGGCCAGGCATTGCTCAGCGCCGCGCTCGGCAGCCTGCTCCAGCATCGCCTTGAGCTCGTTGGCTGTGATCGTGATCGGCTGGGTGTCATGGGGTGTCATCGTTGACCTCGCTTTGCGTGATCGATATCGGATCGGTGACGTCGCGCTCGCACTCGACACTGGTGCTGTACCCCTGAGCGCTCAAGCGGTGCTCGACGCGCGTGATGCGCCATCGAGTCGGGATGGCCGGTCGCAGCGCAATGGATAGCCGAGCCTCGGCGGCCAGGCGCGGGTCTCCGGGCATCCGAAAGCTCAGCTCGGCCTGCGAGCGCTCGCCGCGGTTTTTGCGGGTGGCGGCAGCGGCTCGGGCCTCAGCCTCGGTGGCGTGCACGTAGCGCAGCTCCTCGTAAGGCGGGTTTCCGACGACGACTTCGCGCCGCTCGCCCTTTTGGTAGTCCCACCAGTAGGCCTTGACTCCGCCGTGGCTCTCGTCACCGTTGTCGGCGAGACCGGATCCGCCTTTGCCCGCTATCCGGCGGGCGCTGTACTGATAGCGCCACTCGCTGATCTGATCCGGCCGCAGCGTGATCGTCGGCAGCGCTTGGCCGGTGACGCTCTTGGCCGCCCCGCGCTTGGCCAGCACCAGGTGGCCGGCCACCGGCTTGGATACGGCATCGTGCTTGGACGCCAGCCGGGTGAGCAGCGCCATGTCAGACTCCTCGGTCTGGTCGACGTGCGGGATGGCGATTGCGCCCAGTTCGTGGTCGATCTTGGGCGTGTAGCCGTGCTCGGCGGCGATGGCTTCGACGATGCGTCCCAGCGTCGTGTCGTGCCACGATCGCGTCTTGGGGCTGCGAAATGGCCCGACCATGTCGGCGGCCTTGCCCGAGACCGTCAGCGTGGCCGGCGGCGCGCTGATTTCGACCTCATCGATGATGTAGCGACCCATCGGCACCCACACGCCGTCGGCGTATGACAAGGCAACCTCGAGCTGCGTGCCAATGCGCGGCAGCTGCGCGATTGCGCCGTCGGCGCGACGGCGGTCATCGAGCGTCAAGCGCACCACGTCGGACGCCAGCCCCGCCTCGTCGGTGATGACGAGCTCGATGAGCCGATCGGCGACGGCGCGCGTGACGTCGTGGCGGTCGGCGATGATTCGAAAGCGCGGCTGCATGGCTTACGACCACAGACGCACCAGCCGCAGTTGCGGCTCATCGACAAGCGCTGGCATGCGCACCGGCGTGCTGTCTGGCAAGCGCAGCATGTCGCGCGCACTCAGGCGCGCCAGCGCCCGGTTGTGCTGCAGCACCAGCGGCAGCACGTCCAGTCGCCCGTAGTGCCTCCATACAAGGTAGTCGATCATGTCCCCCTCGCGGGCCATGACCACGATGTCGTCTTGCGTCAGCATCAGGCAGTCTCCTGCTCGGCGGGCATCAGGCCTTGCAAGGCGCGCTCGGCGCTGTCCAGCACCTCGTGCAGTTCGGCGGCCTGTGGATGGCGCTCGGCTTCGCGGCGGGCGCGATCGATGTCGTCGCGCAGCGCCGCGATCTGTGCGGCCATCACGTCATACGACGACAGCGGCGCGGCGCTGGCGCGCGCCACGCGCGTGAGCAGCGCATCGACGGCGGGCAACACCAAGCCCGACTCGCGCAGGCGGCTGACTGCGCCGTTGAGCGCGGTGCGCAGCGGCTGCATGACATCGCGCATGACGTCCTGCAGCACGGATGCGCGCTGTATGACGCTGCCGCCCATCGACCCTGCAATTCGTTGCACCACATCGCCGACCACGGTATTGAGCGCGCCCAGCGGGTCGGTCGCCACCTCATCGATGATCGGCAGCAGCACGGCAAACGGGCTCCAGCCGCCGCTGATATCGGTGACGATGTTGTCTTCGCCGTACGACTTGAGCTTGAGTTCGAACGCAATTCGGCGCGGCTGGCCATCGTCCATCAGCACGCTGCGGGTGTCGCCGACCTCGACGATGGCCCATGCGCCCCACACGCGCCCGAGACCGTCGACGAGCTGCAGCGGCTCGCCCTTGTCAGCGAGCTCGCGCATCTGCTCGACCTGCGCGAGTCCGCCATCGAAACTGGGGTAGAGCGTGCCGGACAGCGTGACTTCGATGGGCTCGCGCCCGGTGTACTGCAGCGCCGGCTCGCGCCCGATGCGCGCCTGCTCGGGCCAGCGCCACGACTGGCGCATCGCCAGACTTTGATACGTCGCCTGCCCCACTTCAAAGCGAAAGGGGCCCAGCGCCATCATCACTCGCTCGGCCATGCGATTTCCTCTTAGTCGTGCAGCGCCGCGCGGCTGCCGCGCAGCGCGTCGTGGATGAGGCGGCGCAGACGCTGTTCGACGTCGGACGCCATCGACTGCGCATCACTGCCCGGCGGGGCGTAGATGGTGATCTGCGGCGCGAAGTGGATCGAGTGCGTAGCGGTTGCTGCGGCAGCCGTTGACGTCGTGGTCATCAATGGCCGGCCAGCGCCCCAATTTGTCGGCATGGCAGATTCCGCCGAGGGGTGATTGGGCGACGGCAGCGTCAGTGCCGCAGCCTGCGGCAGTTGCACCTCGGGCGATGGGATCGTGAGCGGCACCGCCTGCAGTGATTTCGCCAGCCGCCCGACCTCTTCCACCGCCTGCGGCCCGGCGGCCGCCACGCCCTGCGCCAGGCCGAGTGACAGCGCGCCGCCCAGCGCGGCAAACACGCGCGATGGGCTGCGAATACCCAGCATCGCTTTGAAGCGATCGCGCACTTTGGCGGCGACCTCGCCCACGGCGGCCACGGCCTGCTGCGCCGCCTCGCGGAGGCCGCGCGCCAGGCCTTGCAGCAGGGCGCGGCCCACGTCGGCGAACTGCGCGGCCATCTGGCGCAGATGGCTGAGCATCGACCCCAGCGACGCTTGCAAGGCGAGCAGCGGATCGGGCGACGCGAAGATCGAGGCGATAGATCGCCATACGCCTGACAGCGCCGCAAAACCGTCGCGCACCCACGTGACCAGCGCGCCGATGGCGCGCAGCGGCGCGGTGATCGCCAGCAGCGCCGTGCTCAACACGCTGCCGATCACTGCGCCCAGCGACCGGCCCGAGCTGGCCAAGCCGTTGAACTCGTCCTGGGTGAGCGTCACCGGCGCGAGCAGCTGACCGATCCAGCCGACCACCCGGCTCACGCCATCGGCGATGAATCCGAACACCGACGCGACCGCCTGACCGATGGGTGCCAGTGGCGCCAGCGCCGTGGTCAAGCTGGTGATCGCTGGCTGCACTGCGGCGCGAATGCCTTGGAACACGCCACCCACATAGGCGGCAATGGGGTCCCAGTATTTGCGGATCACCAGCGCCAGACCCGCGACCGCCGCGCCGATGCCCGCCACGATCCACGTGATCGGGTTGGCGAGCAAGGCGGCGGTGGTCGCGCCGATGGCGGGCAGCATCGACCAGAACGCCATCGCCGCTGATTTGATTGGCGTGATGAGCCCCAGCGCACCGACCTTGAGCCGGCTCCAGGCCAGCGCCAGCAGGCCCGAGCTGGCCGCTGCGCCCTGTGCCTGCACCTGCAGCAGCGCCAGCCCCGCGCGCACCGATGCGATGGCCGTGTTGACCGCCAGAAACGCCCCCTTGACGAACGTCCAGGCGTAGCCCAGCCCGATGGTGGCAATCTTGAACCCCACGACGGCGGCCGTTGCGCCCACCACCACTTGAGTGACGACGGGGAACCGCTCGGCCAGCTGCGCCAAGGCCCCGATGGGGGCCATCAGCGCACCCAAGAGGCTGTTCAGGGGCGGCAGCAGCGCGTTGCCGATGGTGATGCCAAGGCGGGATATCTGGTTTTTGAGCAGCTGCAGGTTGTTGGCCGTGGTGGCCGCGCGCGCCTCGTACTCACGCTGCATCGAGCCGGCATAGGCGGTCTCGTCGGCCACCAGGCCGATAGCCTGCCGGTAGGTGTCCAGCGAGCCGACCAGCTTGGCGATGTCGTCGGAGTACTCCGCGCCAAACAGGTCGGAGAGCGTGCCCATGACATCCGGCGCGCCCTTGACGGCTTCCAAGAAGTTGATGAGCGTGCCTTGGGCGTCCCGCGCGATGTCCTTCTTTAGCTCTTTCGCGCTCAGGCCCAGCTGCGCCAATGCCTGCTGGAATTCACCGCTTTGCTTGTCGGCGGTGGCGAGCTTGAGCAGCAGCGCATTGATACCGGTGGCGGCGACTTCGGGGGGCGTCTTGAGCGCCAGGAAGGTGGCACCCAGGGCATTCAACTGCGCGCCGGATAGCCCGAAGAGCTTCGCCGTCGATCCGGCGCGGTTGGCGATGTTCAACAAGTCGGATGCCTTGGCATCCATGTTGTTGGACAGGTGGTTGATGGCGTCGCCGAGCTTCACCACCTCGTCCTGGGTGAGGCCGAAGATCGAGCGCAGACCCGTCATGGCGGCGCCGGCCTGCTGGCCCGATAGGTCAAACGCCACGCCCATCTTGGCGGCGTCCTCGGCAAAGCGCAGCAACTCCTCGCGGGCGATGCCGGCCTGACCGGCCGCCGCCACAATGGCGCCGATGCCGTCGGCCGCCATCGGTATCCGCGTGGACAGTTCCAGAATGTCTTTCGACATCTGCGCAAACTGCTGCGGCGTGTCGAAGTCCACCACCTTCTTGACATCCGCCATCACCGACTCGAACTGAACCGCCGGCTTTACCAGGCCATAGAGCGCGCCGCCCAAGGCCACCGCATCCATCAGCTGGGCGCGGTAGGCGCTGCGCTGCTCCAGATTGCTGGCCTGGGCTTGTTGGGCGCGGGTGAGCGCCTCGGTGCGCTCGCGCAGCTTCTCAAGCTGGCTGCCGAGACGCGCGCTTTCTGCGCCAAGCTTTGCCGTAGCAACGCCGGACTTTTGCAATTCGGCCGTCTGCTGCGCAAGAGACGCCTTGACGGCGTCCAGCGCAGACTTCGCCTTGCCGGCCTTGGCGATGAGCGCGTCAAGCTGGGCCTGGTAGCGCGCGTCCGCCTTGGCCTGCTGCGCGGCCAGCGACTCGCGCGCCTTGGCCAGCGCCGCCTCTGCCCGGGCGCGCGCTTTCTCGGATAGGGCCGGATCGGCAGCGCGCGCTTCCGCCGCCGCCACCCGTGCACGCGCCTTGTCCAAGGCGGGCGTTGACCACTGCCCGGAGGCCTTGGCCTGCTGCAGCTGCCTGATCTTGTCCTGCGCCTCTTGCCAGGCCTTGCCAGCTTCAATCGCCTGCTGCCGCAAAGACTCCAGCTGCTTGATGCCGGCCTGCCTGTTGCCCAGCTCGGCCATCGTCGAGCCCAGCCGGTTGAGCTGGTCTTGCGCGCTGCGCACCGCGGAGCCGAGTGACGTGGCAAGGGCTGCGCCGATGGTGATGGTGACGGGATGCGATGCGGCCATGGTGATTCAACGCGGGACGGCGAGCAGTTGCCGCGCAATCGACAAGGCCTCGACCAGCTCGCTCACCTCCAGGGCGAGCAGCTCGGATCGAGGCCAGTGGGTGTAGAGGGCAAGCTCCACCACGAGGGCGGCAAGCTCGCCCGGATTCACTGCAAAAAACCGCCCAGCACCTTCTGCAACTGGGCGTAGTCCTTCATGTCGAGCTTGAGGATGGCCTCAGGCGGCAGCTCAGCCAGGTTGGCGATGAGCCGGATTTCGCGCTCGGCGTCGGTACCAGCCGCCTTCTGCGCGGCCAAATGGTCGCCGACGGTGGGGCGGCGCAGGGCGATCTCCTTGATCGGCAGACCGTCGTGCTCGATGGGGAAGTTCAGGGTGATGCGTTCAGGGGTGTGCATGGTTCAGTCTCCTCACAATCCAATCGCCGTGCGAATGGCTGCCATCTGATCGACGCCGCCGACCTTGCGCACCAGGTTGTAGTAGCTCGCAGCCACCGAGACCTTCAGCGTGCTCTTGTCACCGGGCTTCCAGGTGCCAGCGTCGATCTCGCGCCAGCCACCGCGCAGGTTGACGACCACCGGCTTGGCATCCTCGCCCTGCGCCTGGATCGCGCCGCGGATTGTGATCTGCACCGGCTTGAGGTCAAGCAGGCCAAACAGCTTGTACACCTCGGGATCGTAGTCCGAGATGGTCAGCTCGGCTTCGAGCTTGTCCATGCCGAGGTCAATTTCGACCGGCACATCCATGCCGCCAGCGCGGTGCTCCTCGGTCTTGAGCGTGAGCTTGGGCAGCTGGATTTCGTCGATGCGCCCGGCGTAGCCGCGGCCATCGACAAAGAGGTTCATATTCTTGAGCACGCGGGGCAGTTGAATGGGCATGGCCTTGCTCCTTACTTGAAGATTTCCTCGAGGTAGTCGCCGACCATGCGCGAGCGGAAGGTGATGTGCTCGGCCGGGTATGTCGGCGTGAAGTCGAAGTCGAAGTACACGCGCCCATCGGCAATGGCTTCGGGTGTGTTGAGGTCGGGGTCGGCCCAGCATTTGCCGCCCAGAATCGCGCCCTTGGCCTTGAGCTGGCGCAGATATGCATTGACGCCCTCGGTGACCTCGTCGACGTAGGTCTTGGTGATGTTGCGGTCCACCGCCCACAGATGCGCGTACAGCAGGCTTTCGTTGATCATGTCGGCGGTGCGGCGCACACAGAGAAAGCTCCAGCGCGGATCGGTGGCGCAGCTGCGGTTGCCCCACAGACGCACTCCGTCGTGCACGATGAAGGTCGCCACGCCAAACTCGTTGAGGTAGTTTGCCTGCGTGTTGGGGTCGTCGATCGCCCACGACAGCGAGCGCGCCGGGCGCAGCACACCGCGGACGACCTGGTTGGAGGGGCTCGCCCAAAAGCCGTTGATCTCATCGGACAGCGCGATCAGCCCGGCGACGCGCGCCGACGCCGGCTCGGGCGCTTGCGAGCCGTCCGGGCGACGCACCATCAGCCACGGATCGACAAGATAGGCCCGCTCCGAGCCAAACTGCGCTCGATAGTCGATTGCAGCTTCGTCGCTGGTATTGGGCCCGTCGATGACGGCGATGGCGCGCAGCTTGTGCGCCACCGATATCAGTGCGTCCGCCACCGGCTTGTTGTGCGAAAACCCCGGCGCGATCAGGATGCGCGGCTTGATCTCTGCGCGGGTCGTCAGCAAAGCATTGATGCCCGTGAGCTGCCCGGCGGCGTCGCGGCCGCCGATGACGTGGCTGATCGTCTCGCTCATCGTGCTGCCTTCGGCAACGCGCACGACGTAGATCATGGGCGCGGACTGGTCGTAGATGCCGGCGATGGCCCACGGCAGCGTGCCGGACTGGCCCAGATGCGGGATCAGGCGACGATTCGTGATCAGCACCGGGGTATTGAGCGGGAACGGCTCGTCCATGCCGCCATCCAGCGCTTTCGGTCCCAGCGTCGGCTGCATGATGCCGGATCCGTCGCCCAAAACGGAGGCCTCGATGAGGGTCTTGGTGTCATCGTCCGCATTCAACGCGGCGGCGACATCGCTTGCCGTGCTGATGCGCTGGCCATCGGCATCGCTGGCCAGCGTGACCAAAATCAGGATCAGGCCGGGCGCACGCCCATCGACCGCGATGGCCAACGGCTGGTTGGGCTCGGTGGCTGCACGCAACTCAAGGCGGAGCGCGTTGCCGACGACACCAGCCTGTTTGGCGACGACGCGCAGCGCCGCGTTGCCGCTGCCGACCGTCAGTTCGGCGCGCTGCGCGCCGGCGGCGTCGGGCGCTGTGCCGACCAGCCCGATGACGGAGGATTTGACGGTGCGCACGCTGCGCGTGCCCTCGTTGATCTCGACGATCTCGATGCCGTGTAAAAAGCGTTCGGTCATGGGGGTTCTCCAAAAAAATCCGCCAAGCTGCGGATGTCAGGGGCGAATGCGCAAAAAAATCCGCCCATTGGCGGATTTCTGCGGCCGTGAGGCGAGGTCAGACTGGGCGATCACCGCATCGCTTTACCCCGATCCGGCTCGATCGATTTCTCACAATGCCCTGGATCGAGCCGATCGAGTAGCCGGCACAGCACGCAGGCCCAGCGCTTGCCTTCACGAGCGGCTTTGCCGGCGCGGCTGGAGATCGTCTCGTCCTCGTGCCCGCCAAACGCAGCGTTGGCGAGCTGGTCGTAGGACACCGCCAGCGTCCAGGCGCGGCTGGAACCGGTGACGATGGCCAGCAGCATCCACGCGGATGCCACCGCTGCGGCGACCTGACACAGCAGCCAGATCGCAAACAGCGACAGACGCTGTCCGATGGCGCGCTGCAGCGTCCGCATTACGCCAACACCTCCTGCACGCGGGCCTCCGACAGCAATCCAGCCGCCGCCAGCGCCTGCAAGCCGCCCACGGTCTGCGGGTCGTCCAGGTTGATTTCCTGCGCGAGCTTTAGCTTGTCCATGAACACCTCAATCAACACGTTGGTCTTGGCCGCCGTGTACACAGCGGCCAGTTCCTCGTTCGTAAAGCGGTTGAGGAATTGCAACTTGGTCAGGACGCGCGGTGCAGAGGCTGTCGGCTGCGCCTGCGCCGCCTGCTGCTCGGCAATCGCGGCCAGCACTTCTTCGTCGGTTTTGCCCGGGAAGGCGTCAATGACCTTGCCATCCTCGTCGAGGCGATAACGCGCAGCCAGACGCGACTGCTTGGAAGTCAGCTTGATCCAGCCAGGCTCGGGGGTATCGGTCTCGACGATGGCGATGTGGCCGTTGCGGATGTCAAAGTAGGCATTCATCACAGGTTCACCTCCACGAAGAATGGATGCGGGGCGGCGCTGGTGTAGCCGTTCGGAATCGAGAGCGTGAACTGCGTCGGCGACACGGTGGCCGTCTGCACCGAGCAGTCGTAGCCATAGACCGCACCGTTGCCGTGCGCGCTGTAGCTGCTCGACGAATTGAACGCCACCGCAAAACCAGCCTCTCCCCAGTGCAGCAGGCTGCGACCGTACGATGTATCACTGTCGGAGTACATCACTCGGGCGCTGTTGGAGCGCTTGTTGACGGTGATGACCCCAAGGCCCGCGCCGTAGTAGTAATACTGGCTGTAGAAGGCCACCGTGCTGCCATCGCGGGTCTGCATCACCTGCATCCCGGAGCCCCGGGCGTTGTTCCGGCCATAGCTGGTCGTCACGCCATACGACACGTGGTTGGATGGCGTGCCAAACGTCGTGTCGCCAGTGCGCTGGAATCGCACCACATACAGCGCCGAACCAGCGTTGAAGAAGCCGACGAACACGTCTCCGTTGTCGGTGAGCACGGGCGTGGCCCCACCGACCGCCTCGGCATCGGCCGCCGGCGTCCAGCCAGACCAACTGATGCTAAGCTGCGTTGGCGTAATGGCCGACAGAATCGCGTTCAGGTCGCTGGTCGCGTCGAGCGTCGGCAGATTGCGGTACAGCCGCAGCCACATCCCACTGCTGGAGGTGGCGGAACTGCCGCCCAGGATGACGAGCTCGTTGCGGGTGCGGTTGTAGGACGCCGTACCGTAGAAGCCGTTCGGCAAGCTGGGGACAGTGAACTTGCTGATAAAGCCGCGTGTGCCGTTAGAGACGACGATCGCCTCGGCTTCGGCGCGGCGCGCCAGATACAGCACCCCATTCCACAACAGTAGCGTCAAGCTACGGTCAGACAAATCGCCATTGACGAACGCATCGTTGAGTTCCGTCTTGGTCTCAACGCCGTACGACGGGCTGCGACGCGGCAGCAGCAGCGCCCCCTTCGCGTCTAGATTCCAGTGGTCATGCCCAAATTCGCCGCAGCGGCCCGTGTAGTTCGAATAGCCGTTGCCGTTTGTACTGGGCGCCGCATGCGCCCCACCATAACCGAACGCCTGCTGGATGGCCCCATCGTAGTAGGTGTTGTTTGTGGTGTTGTTGGGATACCCATGGTACGCGCCGCCCAGGGTGAACACCGGGTCCATCGCCAGTCCGTAGCCGGATGGCGACACTGTGCCGTAGCTGCCGTATTGGCTAATCGCAGACGGCAGCGGCACCGGGTTGACGCCGGGGATGTTGCGCGCCGGCAAAAACTCTTCGTTGAGCAGCCGGTACGTGACGGCGGCCGCATTGCCACCGAAGTTGCACAGCGCGTATTTGACATCGCTGCGCGTCGATTGTTGGCTAGAAATGTACCGCCCCATCACGCCACCTCTTCAATGCCCCAAACGTTGAAACAAACATCCGCCGTGCTCGCCTGCACGAACAAACGCTCACCAGCGGCCAGCGCAATCGCCGTGCGCTCGAGCACACTCGACGACGCCAGCGTCGCATCAAACTCGATCCAGCCGCTCCCAGGCGGTGCATCGCCGGTGCCGACAGCCACGCGCACACGCGCGTCCGCCTGCCCCGCATTGCAAGCAGACAGATTGACCGTAGCCGACCGCCCGGTCGGTACGGTGTAGAGCACAGCCGCCGTACCGGCAGCGGGTTTGAGGGTTGCTAACAAGCCCATGGGTTGACTCCTTCAAGAGGGTTACATCTGCGCGTAGAAAAACGCCCGCGCGCCAAAGACAAGCTGCTGCGTCACGCTGCCGGCGGCGGCTGCTACATCTGCCAAGGCCGCTTCCTTGAAGGCATTGACCTCGGCGATGACGGCATCACGGTTGGTGTTGGCGGTACTGACCGCTGCGTCGCGCGCGGCATTGACCGTGTTGACGGCGCTGACCTTGGTGGCGTCGATCTCGGCCTGCGCGGCATTGCGCGTCGCCACGATGTAGCCCTCAGCCGCCTCCTTGGTGGCGGTCACCGACGCCTCGGCTGCCTCCTTGGTGGCGGTGATGCTGGCAATCGTCTGCGACTCGACCGATGCCGCGTGCTCGGTGATCTCGGCGATCTTGATGTCACCCATCTCCTCGACTTCGAGGACGGTGGCACGACCGCCGATGCGGTCAATCGCCGTGCCGAGATAGGCCAGCTCCTCCGGTGTGGCGGTCTCCGCCGCCACCCCGATCTTGGTCTTGATCGCGCGCACTGCGTCGCGCAACAGGGGATCACGTGCCATGTGGGGCTCCTCGCTCAAAAGTCATACCCGTGTAAAGCGCGCAGCCGCAGCCGATGCACGTAGCGGTCGGCGGCCGACTGCTCGGCCGCCAGGCCATCGATCGCACCAGACAAAAAGGTGCTCACACTCGAGTGCTGCTGCGCCGCCTCGGTGATGTCGGCGTCGATGCGGGTGATCGCCTCGCGCAGTCGATGCACGTCGTCCGACAGAAGATGTGTCGGGTGCGGCAGTGGATAGCCGCGCGGTGTGCTCTCAGACGGCATGTTCTCCCCCCCCGTCAGACGATGACGGCGCGAAGATTGCGCACCAGCGCGCGGTGTGCTGCGCTGTTGCTGATCTCAAGACGCACGCGCGTGAGCTTGTCGGCACCGACGCCTTGCAGGCTGCTCGCACGCCACTCGATCTCGACCCAGCCGTCGCCCACCGGCTCGGCATTGACCGCCGACAGCGTCGCATAGCTGCCTGCCGACCCCGCCTCAGCTTTGGCGGTGACGCTGGCGGTGCCGGGGGCGAACACCTCGGCGATGACGCGCGCGGTAAAGCTGGCCTTGGCCGGGATGGCACGGCTGACGTAGTCCGCGCTCTCGGCAAGCGTGCCCACCACCAGCTGCACGCCAGGCGCCAGGATCGGTGTGGCGTCCGGCAGGCCCGTCAGGTCCACCGCCACCTGCACCTTGCCGCTGTAGGGCGCTTGCAGAGACACCGTGCCGCCCAACACGGTCGACAGCACACGCCCGTCATCCAGCGTCAAGCGCACGCGCGCACCGCAGCCGCTCTTGGGCAGATCCACTGCGCCAAGCACAAGCAGGTCAGTCGCATCGGTCACCGACACATCCTGCGCCACGGTGACCGAGCGCGTGGTGGCGCCGGTCGAGACCGACAGCAGGCGGAAGGCCAGGTCTTTGTCCTGGTGTGCCGTCCACGTGCTGGCGTTGGATGAGGACAGCAGCACGCCGACCTGGTACGGCTGGCTGGTGACCCAGCGGCCATTGGCTGCGTCCCATTTGCCCAGCTCGGCGATGGCGACCGAAGTGTCCGCATCGTCGGTGAGCACCACCAACGCATACTCAACGCCCGCCTGCAGCCACGCCGGCAGGTCAAAGGCGATGCGCGTTGCGCCCGTGGTCTGGATGGCGGATGCATCGATGCGCCCTTCGGCGAGCACCGCGCGGGTTGGCATGCCGACGCTGGTCTCGCGGATTTGCACCGTGACGGGCCGCGCGCCGCGCACGGTAAACCACAGATCGACCGCCGCCACCTGCTGCGACTCGGGCAAGGTGAATGTCTGCGCCAGCGGATCCCACCGCCAGATGGTGGTCGTGATGCGCTCGCGGGTCGTCCGCGACACCAGCGTGCCGCGCCCCTCAAAGGTGGCCTCGCCATGACTGCCGCCCGCGCCGTCGATCTCGAAGCGCTTGACGCCCGCCGCGATGCCGGTGGGGATGGTAAAGCTCGTCTCCACCACCCCCTGTGCGTTGGCCTTCAGGCCCGTGGGCACCGACAGTGCGACACCGTCAAAGCGCATCGCCGACACCGCCTCGTTCGGCCCAAAGCCCACGGCGCGCACAGCCACTGCAATCGGTCGCAGGGTCGGGATGGCGGTCTCGACGCGCGAGACGACCTCGGTGCTGCGCGACACCGTCCTGCTCTCCAGAAAGCCCCAGCCGCGCACGATGGTCTCTGTGATCGCCGCCGCACGCGACTCCTGAAACTCCGTCCAGAAGTCGCGCGCCGGGTTGAGCGTGACCGTCGCCGGCGCGGGCAGGATCGCCTGATATGGGTTGACCTTCATCGCGCCGGTGCGCGCGGTCTGCTCCAGCGCCGTGGTGAGGCCAAATGGCAGCATCTGCGGTTGCGTCAGATACGGCCCGAGCACGGTGGCCGCTATCGGCGCGCGCAGCGCACCGTCCACGATCACCGCCGATTGCGCTATGCCGGCGTCGCGCAGGTCGTCGTCGCGGAAGGGGTCGGCAAAGACGCCGGCCTTGGCCGCCGGCTCGCGCAGCGTGATGTCCTGCGTCAGGCGATCGCGCGCCATCATGCCGTACAGCCGCGCGATGTCGTCGCGCATCGACTGCAGCTCGTATGTCGGCACCGCGCGCACCGCGCTGTCGATGACGCGCACGGGTTGATCGGCTCGCCAGGTCAAGTGCAGGTCGCACAGGCGCAACAGGTCGGCAGGCACAGCGGGCGGGTTGGGGTTGCGCTCAACAGACACCCCCTTGATGCGCTGCACCAGGCCGTCGCGGTCGATGACGAGCGCATCCATGCGCGGCAGCATCCAGTCGTAGTCCACCTGCACCAAGGTGCCAGCGACGAACCCCTCGACCGTGAAGCCATCTTCGTCGATGTCGGTGGCTGCGACTTGGGCGATGTAGTCGTAGGTGACCTCATACGCCGACCCCGGCGCAGGCTCCGCGCCCGCAGGAGCCCAGTTGATGACGTTGCCGGCCACGGTGTAGTCCTGCCCGGCTTGGTAAGTCGTGCTGCCCTGCTTGACAGAGAGCACCTGCACCACCGTCGCATCGGGCAGGGTGTCGGCCGCCCCGGAGAACACTCCGTGGGTGATGGTCGCGGTCTTGCGCCGCGTGCCCTGCACGCGCACGACCTGCGACAGCGGCGCGTAGTTGACGTTGATGCGCATGCGGCCGTTGGCATCCGGAGCAAACACGGTCGGCTCGGCGAGCACCCGCTGGATGTCGGGGTCGAAATCCAGCGCCAGGCGGTCGTCGTGCGGCCGCTCGACCTTGAAGCCAGCCACGTTGCACACGCCGGCGGCCAGCGCAAAGGTCAGCTTGCCGTCTTCGCTGCGCCGCCCCAGGTAACTCACACCCAAGCCGGAGACCAGGTAGTGGCCGTTGGCGTCGTAGTCGTAGCGGGCGAGCATCTGCTTGACGCCGTCGAAGGCCGGCGGGCGCTCGCGGTTTTGCAGCACGCCATCGACGACGCTCGCCACCGGGTAAAACGGCAGCGTGCTGTTGTCATCGGCTCCGCCGTCGCTCACCCACCCCCACAGCGCCTCGACCTTCAATCGCCCAGCGCCCGGCTCTTGGTAGTTGCGCACGCCCACCGCGGGCTCGCGCAGACTCGGGTCTTCCAGCTCGGTGATGACGGTCTCTTTCAGGCGCACGCCCAGCGTCACCTCGCCGGTCGTGGGGATGGTGAACTCGGCCGCCGGCACCTCATGCACCGCGCCCTTGATGTAGATGCGCGCTGCGGCCAGAAGCGCGCGCCCGGCGTCGGCGTCGATGACGATCTCGCCGCCGGCGACGATGTTGCCGTCCTTGAGCACGGCATCGGCCACGCCGCGCAGACGGTGGATCAGCGTGCTCTGGATCTCGTTGAGTTCGCGCGATTGCAAGCCGTCACCCGCGCGAAACAGCAGCTCGGCGTAGCGCTTGGACGGGTCGAACAGGTTGTAGTAACGCTCAAGCATGGGGTGGCCTCATCAGAAGGTGACGACGAATTCGAAGGTCTCGCGCGTGGATGGCTGGCGCACGATCGGCACCGAGTGCTGCAGCAGCAGCAAGATGCCGGGCTCAACGACTTGGCTCGGCACGAAATACTTTTGTCCGGGCGGCAGGCTGGGATCGGTCTGCGTGCCGACGAAAAGGCCCTGCTCGCGGATGGTGCTGGTGGCGGCGTCTTCGAAGTCGAAGCGCACGCGGATGAAGAGGTGATTGGTGGGGGTCGTGGACAGCCGATAGCGCCCGGTGGGCACGACGATCTCGCCTTGCGCGTCGGCAGCGACGAAGTGCACCTCATCCACCACCCGGCGGCCGACTTCGCGCAGCAGTGCGGTCTGGTCAATGGGCTCGGGCGGGTGGCCGACCTTGAAGTGCACCGTCACATCGCCCTGCTCAGGGATAGCGCTACCGGACAAACGCCGGATCAGGCCCTCGCGCGCATCGACGCTGTAGTCCACGTCGCGCGTGTAGGTGGTGCCCTCATCGAGCGAGGTCACGATCACCTCATCGATGTGGGTAAAGCCCAGCGCGATGAGATCGTCGGCATCAAACGCGGTGCTCACGGCCCGCGTGGTATCCCACACCGGATCGCCCTCGCCGATGGCCAGGTGCAGCGTCTGCTGCTTGATGGCTGCGGCCAGGGCGGCGCGGCCGCTGGTGGTCAGAATGGCCATAAATCAACTCCTTACGATGTGAAGTGGTGGGTCTGAATGAGCTCGCGCACATCAAGCCAGCTTCCCGCCGGCCAAGGCGCGTCGGTCCAGATCTGCCCGCGCCAGGCGGCTGCCGCGCGCGCGAGCGCCTCACGACTGGCTGCGCCGGCAACAGACGGCGCGCTGGCGCGACGGCTGTGGCGACGGCGCAGCGATGGGGCAGACGCCACCTGCCAACTTGACGCCGCCGTGACGGCGTGCGAGCGCGGCACGACGGCATCGATCGGCCGCCAGACGACCTCGGGGCCGTCGCCAAGCGTCATCGCGCCCAAGCGCGGCAACTCGCGCACGCGCCACAGGCCACGTCGCGGTGTGCGCGCTTGCGCGTCGCCCAGCGGCGCGCTGTCGGACAAGACGATGAGCGCGCGCGCATACAAGCGCGCCCGCCAGGGGGCGGAATTGAGCAGCGGCGCGTTGGCAAGCGTCACGGTGCGCGCCAGCGCCAAAACGTCAAAGGCGCGCCGCGCCTCGCCCAACCGCAGCCAGCCCAGCGTGCCCGCGCGTGTGCTGACGACGCGCGCATCGGCGCGCGTGCGCGCCGCCGCCAGCGCGGGCTCGCGACAGCGGGCAGCGGCCCCGTGCACGGCATCGATGCGCTCGAGCACCGGCACGCGGATGAGCCGGTGCGGGGTGTCCGACAGCGCGCTCGCCCCCAAGACGATGGGGCCGCCCTCTTCACGCACCCAAAACCGGGGCAGGCAGGCGTTGGTGTCGCCCAGCGGGGTGCTGTCGGATGGCACCACCATGGCCCGGCAGAACTTGCGCTCCGGCAGCAGCGTCTGCGCCACCCTCACCCCGCGCGCATTGACTACGGTGAAGAGGTGCGAGTGCAGAATCTCCTCATTTGGCGTGTGCCCTGGCTCGCCCAGTCGCGCGTAGTCGAGCAAATAGCGGTCGATCAAGCGCGCCGACGCAAACCGCGCGGGCGCATACACGGCCGCAAGCGTCGCCGCCGGCCACGACTGCGCGAGCGGGTGCACGCGGCCAAAGGACAGCTTGGTCTGCCCATCGCGCCAGAAGACGCCGCTGTGATCCGACAGCAGCGCCTCGCCCAGCCGGCTTTCGTCGAGCACCAGGCGGCGCACATCCCAGCCGTGGTAGATGCGCGAGAGCCGACTGCGCACCGGGGCCGACAGCCGGGCGATGGCCACCAGCGCGGCGATGTCGGCATCGTCCTCGAGCACGCGCCCGGGGTCGATCATGAACTCGGCAAAGTGCAGCCCAGGCGTCTCCTGCTCTACCTGCACGCGCCATCCGACCCAGGACAGGGCGGTGGCCAGCGCCGCTGGCGTGCCACGCAGGCGCTGCCAGCGGATGCCCTCGGCGATAGCCCGGCGCGGCTCGGGCAGATACGGCAAAAGCTCGCCCAGCCCGTATTCCCAGATCAGCCACGGCAGCAGCGGATCAGCTGGGTTGACTTTGAAGGTGCGCAGCGCCTCCGTCGGCTCAGCCAGGCGCGTGAGCGTGTCGGTGGACAGCGACAGCGCGCGCTCCAGCGGCGACGCGTTGGGCGGCAGCAGATGATCAGACACGCTCGCCTCCTCTATCGGTCGCGGCCGGCAAAGATCAGCTCATCGCTGATCAGGCGCACCGCTTGCGTGCTGCTGACCCGCACATCGCTGGCGGGCTCGATGAGATCGACCTTGTGCACGCCGGGCTGATGCAGATGCGCGATCAGCCACGAGCGCGTCAAATCCCAGCCCAGCCCCGCCGCTTGCGCCATGGCGCGGCGCAGACCAGGACTCAGCGCATCAAACACCGACAATGGCGTATCCGGATACAGCCAGATGCGCGCGCGCACCGTCACCGGGATCAACTCCACCGGCACGACCTCCACGGTGTCGGTGAGCACGCGCACATCGTCGCGCAGCACCACATCCCGCACCGCTTGCAGCAGGGCCTCGGGCACGGTGTCGCCATGACCAGCAGGCAGCACGCTAATGCGCACCCGACCGGGGCCAGGGCTGTCGACCGCAACGTCGGCCACTTCCGGCGACGCCGACAGAGCCCAGTAGCGGTAATGCGCAGCGCCGCCGGCGCTCGACCAGCCCATGATGCGCTCGCGCACGCGCCGGCGCATGGCATCGTCGCCCTCGCCCGCCAGGCGCGTCACGCCATAGAATGCCGCCAGGTGGTCGAGGTCGGCACCATCGGCAAATGCCAGCAGGCTGGCGCGTGCCGCGTCATTGATGCGCGCGCGCAGCAGCAGCTCGCGGTAGGCCGCCACCTCCAGCAGCTTGATCGCCGGGTCGGAGGCCAGCAGCGCGCTGTACTGCGGATAGCGCGCCCGAAAGTCCTGCAGCATCTCGGCAAAGATGCGCTCAAAGCTCAACTCCTCGATGGACTGCGGCGGCGGCAGGCTCGCCAAGTCGGCGACAGTGACGGCAGTGACGGGATACGTGCTCACGACCGATCTCCTGCGATGTCGATGCCAGACAATGTGACCAGACGGTCGGCGAAGCCCTGCAGCCGCACTTCGCCCTCCAGCGTGAGCTCGACCCACCCTGCGCGCGCATCCGTCATGCGCACGCGCGTCAGCCGAAAGCGCGGCTCCCAACGCGCCAACGCCTCGGCCACCGCCGCATACAGCTCCACAGCCAGCCGCGGCGTGATGGGGCGGTCGATGAGGTCGGGCACGCGCGAGCCGTAGTCACGGCGCATCACGCGCGTGCCGATGCGGGTGGTCAGGATGTCGCGGATGCTCTGGCGCAGGTGATCCAGACCAGCCATCAGTCGGCCAGTTTCTGCATCGAATCCGATCATCTATCTACCCTGCAAATACATTTGGCGACCCATGGGCCACGTATGAGCCGCAGTCCACCGGATCGCCGATGCGGCCGATGGCGCGGCCCTCGGCAAACACCGTCGAGCTGCCGCGCGCCAGCGTGCCGCCGTGTGCCGGGCACCTGGCGCAGCCGTGCGCAGCCCATGCGTCGCTCACCCGATGCGCCGGCAGGCCGTTGACGTACACCGTCGAGGCCGCCGAGATGCTCGGCCGCGGCGGATAGCAGCCGTGCCCAGTGCACAGATCCCCCAATCGCGTCACGGCAGGCATGTCCCACTCCATCAGTTCAGATCGATGCGCGGCGCAGTGATGCGGACGCCCGAGTCGTCCATCTCGATGCGGCTGGGGCCCACCTCGATGACGATGCGCCCGCCGGATGGCACCGACAGGTGCCAGTGGTGCTGGCGGCGGTCGTACCGCACGAACGCGCCGTCGTTCCACACCGTGCAGCTGATGTCGGGGTCGTCCGCCGGCGGCGGATAGGCGTCGCGGTAGATCGACCCCACCACCACCGCCTGGTTGATGTCGCCGCCGGGCGCGACCAGCACCACCTGCTCGCCCGGCTCGGGCGCGTGCCAGGTGCGGTCAGGCCCGGCGCGCACCGTGGCAAACGGCAGCCAGCCGGTCAGGATCGGCCCGGCGCGCACCCGCACCCGGGCCTTCTTCGCATCGAGCTCGGCCACCTGCCCGATAAGCACGACATTGCTCAGCCGTCGCTCGTCTTCGGTGAGGTCGTGATGCAGATGGCGTTCGCTCATGGCGTCGGCGGCGGATCGGTCAGCGGCACATAGTCCGGCTCATGCGGGATGCCGATCTTGGGCACCCAGCTGTAGAGCACGTGCAGCGGCAGGCGGCCTTCTTCTTCGATGGGCTTGGTCCAGTAGCTGACCTCAAAGGTCAGGCGCGCCGCCAGCACCGGTGTTTCGCCTTCGCCGTCTTGGTCGATCTCGATGCGCAACAGCCGCGTGCCTTCGACCAGGCGGCCCAGCGTCTCGTCCTGATCGAGGATCGCTTCGACCGCCTGCGCCAGCGTGTCCACATCGTCGGCGGCGGTCGCGCCACCGGCGACGATGTCGACCGCCACGTCCAACTTGCGGTAGCGCAAGCCCGGATCAGCGTGCGGCTGCTCTTCGATGCGCTCCTGCTGCGCGTAGATGAGGATCGCCGGCAAGCGGCCAGATGCCAGCGGCGTGGCGCGATGCACGTGGATGCGCTGCGGCGTGATGCGCGCATCGACCGCCGGCAAATGCGCTGCCAGGCGCTGCGCCACCGCTTCGCGGATCACAGTGCGTGGTGGCTTGCTCACGGCGACGCCCCGTCAAGATGCAGCAGCAGCCGCAAAAAGCCGCACCCGTCCGGGCGCACATCGACGATCAGATAGCGCTGCCCGCGCACCGTCACCGCATCGCCCTCGACCGGCGGCGGCGTGCAGTCGTCCTTCCAGACCTCCAGCAGCGGCTGCACCATCGACACCGGCTGCCCGCTGCTGACATCCACCGCCTCGTGCGCGGCGCTGAAAATGCCGCGCAGCGGCTGCGGATCGCCGGTTTCGCGGTGCAGCAGCACCGGCTCGGCAAATGTCGACCGCACGGCGTCGGCGACCAGCCGCTGCGCGCGCGCAAACGGCGTCATCACCATCCGCTGCTGGAAAAGAGCCGCACGGTCAAGGCCGGGCGCTTGACGATCGGCAGCGGGTTGGACTGGGTGTAGATGTCGATGCCGCTGCCGTCCTGCCGCGGCACCTGGTACGCATAAAGCTCCTGACCGTAGGTGCCCACGGCTTCCATCAGGTTGGCCGGCGCGAAGTAGGTGCGGAAGGTGTCCAGCGTGCCGAGCGGGAACGCCACGCCCTCGCGCGCCGGGATCAGGCGCTCGGTCGTGCCGTTGGCCAGCGTCACGGTGCCGAAGTACTCCTCGAAGACGATGGAGCCAAAGCGAAAGCCCCGGCGCACATCGTCTCTGAGCGGGTTGGCGCCGGCCGTGCCCTGGTGGAAGGCGTAGGCATCCTTGACGCTCTTGTGCTTGACCAAGGCGTCGAAGAACTCGGGGCTCACAAGCGCATGGATGCCGCTCATGGTCTCGCCTTTGAGATGCTCTTCGATGTGGCGCGCCACCTGGGTGCAGCGGGTGATGATGTCTTCGTTGCCGCCAAAGGTGAAGTCGAACTGCGCGCGCGCGATGCCGAACTCGGCGTGCCAGTCGTAGATCGTCTGGCCCGCGCCGTCCTTGGTCACGCCCAGCAGCGCGTTGACGCGCATGTACTCCAGCGTCTGCGCGTGCTTGGCGCGCATGCGCGCGAGCTTGCGCGTCATCACGGTCACCAGCGGGTCTTCATTGGCTGCCGCGCCAAAGCCGCGCACGCCTTGCACTTCCGCCGGAAGAATCACGTCGTTGTGCGGGATGTGCGGTACGACAAACGAACGCAGCGTGCGCTGCTCGCTCGTGCCCACGGTGGCCGGCGCGCCGGGCTGCACAGACGGCAGCAAGCGAAGCTCGCCGTCGACCGACTCGATGACCACGGTGCGCTGCGAGATTGGCTCGGGCGCAAACAAACCCAGCTCGCCCACGCGGCCGTAGCGATTGGGCAGCTGCTGGATGGCCGCCGTCATCTCGGCCAGGGTAAAGCCGCTCCCAGCAAACGGATTGACGATCACAGTCATGGAAAATCTCCTCTCAAACGGCTGTACGCACCACGATGCCGTAGGCAGCCAGCTGCTCGCGCTTGGCGGCGCGCTGCGCATCGGTGTTCACCGACGCATCAAAGACTAGGGCTTGATCGGCCACGATGGCTGGGCCGCGCACCAGGGCCAGGGCCTTGGTGTCCGTCGTGCTCTCAGCGACCGGCTCCAGCAGCACGGCGCAGGCGATCTCCGCGCCTTCAAGGCCGGTGGTCGATGCCGCGGGCGAGCGGGCATAGACGCCGCTGGCGGTGATGCGGCCCAGCACCGCGCCGATGGGGTAGGCGCTGCCGGCCTTGACGGTGACGGTCTCGCGGGTGTAGTCCGGGTCGTACTCGCGCTTGAGCACATCGCCCAGCGTCGGCTCAGATGTCAGCGTGCTCATTGATTACCTCCGTAAGCTTTGGCCGCCTTGACCAGTGGGCTGTCGGCGACGGATGGGGACGATGCCGACGCGGGGGCGACGGCGACGATGTCGGCTGCCGCATCGCGCGCGGCCGCCTGCTCCAGCACCGTGCGGCGCAGCGCATCGGGCTTGATGCCTTGGGCCAGCGCCTGCGCCGGATCGACCGTCACGCCAAGGCGCTTGGCCTGGGCGGCGATCTCGTTCAGTTCGGCCAGTTCGGCGCGCAGCCGCTGCTCGATCTGCGCAGCCAGCGCAGCTGTATCGGGCGCGGCCGCCTGCGCGGCCGCAGCGTTTTGGTCAACGCTGACCTCGGCGGCCAGCGCATCGGGGGCGTCATCGTGCATGGTCATCTCCTTGCAAGAGTGGGAAAGTCGGGGCGCAGAGCGATCGGCGCTCGCGCGCCGCGCCAGGCGCTGCTGCAGCGCAGCCAGCGCGCCATCGAGCGTGCCGATGCGATCCGCCAGACCCGCGCGCAGCGCCGCCTCACCGCGGTAGATGCGCGCTTGCGTGGCGCGCACCGCCTGCGCATCGATCCGCCGGTGCGCTGCCACCAGCTCGACAAACTGGTCGTAGAGGCGGTCAAGGTCGGCCTGGATGTCGGCTGCCACCTCTGCGGGCAGCGGCGCGTGCTGGTGGCCGTCGATCTTGTGCTCGCCTGCGTGCAGCAGGGTGTACGACAGCCCGGCCTGGGCGTCCGCGCCCGACTGATCCACATGCACCGCCACCACGCCGATGGAGCCCGCCTCGGCGGTGCGGGTCAGCCACAGCTGCTCGGCGGCGCTGGCAATCGCATAGGCGGCGGACAGTGCCGCCTCGTCGGCAATCGCCCACAGCGGCTTGCCGGACGCTTTGGACAAGGCACGCAGACGCAGCGCCAGGTCAAAGACGCCGCCCGCCTCGCCGCCGCTGGAATCCACCTCCAGCAGCACCGCGCGCACCTGCGGGTCGGCAAAGGCGCCTTCGGCCATCGCCTGGATCGCGTGGTAACTCATCAGGCCGCTGGCCGCGTCCAGGTACGCCGAGCGCCGCACCAGCGTGCCCAGCACCGGCACGATGGCGATACCGTCGACGATTTGCAGCGCGGGCGGCCTCGGCTGCGCCGACTCGGTCGTCGGCATCGCCAGCGGCTGCCCGGCGAACTTGCGCGCCATCACGCCCAGGATCACATCGAGCTTGGGGCGCGCGATCAGAAGCGGCGTCCCGTACAGGCGGGACGCCAGGTGGGGCAGATCGGTCATGGTCAGTCAGACTCGGGTTGATCGACAGGGACTGGCGCAGCCCGACGCTGAAACCACAGTCCAAGGTCGCGCTCGCGCTGCCGATCGGCGGCGATCTCGGCGTCGACCTGCGAGGCGTCATAGCCGCGCTCGGCAATCGCCTGCGTGCGGGACTTGAGCCCCGCCTCGATGGCCTCGATCTCGGCGCGGATGTCTTTGAGCGGATCGACCCAGTCCCAGCGCGGCGGCAGCCAGTTGCACGCCAGATACTCGGCGCGCCGGCGCTCGTAGTCCGGCAGCGTCAGCGCGCCAGACAGCACCGCCGTGTCCATCCAGCGCGCCCACACCGCGCGGCACAGCTGGTACACCAGCACCGAGTGCTGGAAGGCCTCGATGCGGCGGCGAAACTCCAGCAGCGCCGCTCGGGTGTTGGAGTAGTTGGCCTTGAGCATGTCCGCCGACAGGTTGGCGTAGGGCAGCCCCAAGGCGGCGGCCACCTGCAAGAGCGTTCGGTATTGGAATGCCTCGTAGTTGCCGCCCACATCAGCCGGGTTGGAAAAGGTGATGTCTTCGCCCTCATCCAGGATTTGCAATTGGCCCGGCTCCAGCGGCAACAGCGGCTCGTCTTGCGCGTCGCGCTCGCCGCTGTTGTCAAAGTCCCGCTCGGGTCGGCGCACGAAGCCCACGAACATCGCCGCGACCTTCTTGCGGTCAAGCTCGGCGTCGTCGTACTGGTCGAGCAAAAACAGCTTGACCAAAGCCGGCGCGAAGCGCGAGACCCCGCGCAGCTGCCCGGCGTCCACCGGGTCGATGATGTGCAGCACCATCTCGGCGGGCACGCGCACCGTCTCGCCGGCCAAGCCTGGATCGGTGATGTCTCCAGGGTGGCGGCGCAGAAAGTGATACGCCACGCGACGGCCGATGCGGTCGAACTCGATGCCCTGCCGCACCACGTGGCCGTTGTCGAGCACGCGGTTGTCGGTCAGCGGCAGCATCTCGGATGGCAGCATCTGCAGCTGCAGCGGCACGCTCAGGCCATCTTCGGGCCGGCGCTGCCGTAGCCGGAAAAACACTTCGCCAGCGATAAACAGCTCGCGCGCAGCACGGCGCTGCTGGCCGTAGAAGTCGGTCAGCCATTCGGCATCCGACTCGTCCGTCCAGCGCAGCCACAGCTGCTGCACCCGATCCTTGAGCGCGGCATCGGCGATGGCCGACGAGGGCTTGATGCCGGTGCCCACGGCATTGCTCGCCCACGACTCCACCGCATTGGCCGCGTAGCCGTTGTTGCGGATGAGGTAGCGCGCGCGGGCGGTCATGTCCGCGCCGGAGGACTGGATCAGGGTGTTGACGTGCGCGCGGCTGGCCTGAAACATCTTCAGGCGGCGCGACGACAAGCCGCCCTCAAAGCCGCCCACCATCGCGCCGACGCGCAACACCTGCCGCCCCAGCCGCTGACGCCACTGTTGCCACACGCCCATCACAACCCCTTGCTCGCGTAGACGCGGATACGCCGCGCCGGGCGGCGGCCTTCGGCGTTGGCGACCTCGCGCTCCAAATCTTGGAGCGCCGCCTGCAGCTCGGCGTCCGACTTGTAGGTCAGCCACTTGTCGCCGGCTTTGACGGTCAGCATCCCGCTGTAGCGCGCTGCTCGCAGCGCATCAAGCTGTGCCTTGAGCTCTTCTATGGTCATCTCACATAACCCGACGAAATCGCCATGCGCCGACGGCGCGGCGTCGGCACCGATGGAATCGACACAACGCTTTGGCCAGCATCCTGACGAGCCACCGACTGCTTCGGCAGCGCCTCCACCCGCCGGTTCAGGTTGAGCCCCATCGACAGCAGCCCATGCAGCGCCGCGTAGGCGTACACCCGGCAGTCCAGCGCCTCGTTGCGCCGCCCATCCGGCTTCCACCAGAAACGCTGCGGGAAACCCTTGACGTAGCGGGTGCGAATCCGCTCGGCCGTCAGCTGCTCGAAATACTGCGCATCCCGATCCATCGGAAAGTGCATCGCCCCTGGGCCTGAGCCTGTCTTCTTCAACCGGGCGTAGATCGCTTCCTTGGCGGCATCCACCCCGATGGTGAACAAGCTGACCCGGCCCTTGTTGGCCTTGCTCGGGCGCTTGGGCCAGATCGGCCGCTTGCCGGCTCCACCCTTGATCGCCCAGATGCGCCGCCGCTCTTTGCCGCGGCAGAAGGCGTAGGCAGAGAGCGTGTGGTGGCCGCCGGTGTCGATGCAGGCCGCCTCGATCGCAAGCCCCTGCGCCAGCGTCTCGTGCGCAAAGCGCTGGCTGAGATAAGCATCCAGCTCGTCCCACA